TTTCTGCCCATTTGTCACCGCTCTGCGCCGCAATACAGAGCTGCTCGTTAGTTATCTTGTCCATCATCTTCCGGCAGCACCATCGTCTGCATCAGCCCCAGCAAGGCTTTGTTAAAGTTGTCCAGAGCTTCCTGATTGACTCCATCGACACCGGAAATGCTGCCTGTAATAGCATCAACAACTGCTTCCGGCGTGATGGTCGGATTCTGCATATCCTGCCCCTTGGTCAGCTCGGCAAACATCTTTTCGGTGGCTTCCTTGCTGATTGCCTTGGCTGCGACCAAATCGCTGCCTGCTTCTTTCTTGATTTCCTTAACCACCGTCATAAAGGTGTTTTGAATCGTGGTCTGGTCTGCCTGATAAGCGGGAATTTTCATGGCATTAGCGGTTCGGGCTGCCTGTACTGCTTCGGGAGCTTGGTTCTGTCCCAACAGCAGAGAGCCAACGGTAGCAAACATCTGGTTTTGTGCGGCATATCCTCTTGCAAGGGTATCATCCATATACTGTGCAATCATATAAGTAACCATGGCAAAGCGGGGATTTTCCAGCAGACGGTTGACTACATCATTGTTGACCTTTCCGGTATAAAGATTCTTTGCAGCTTCAACAGATAATCCCAGTTCTGAAATATCGTAGTTCTTTTTATCCGGGATTACGGTCGTACCCAAGATAAAGTCCGTGGACACATTGAACACTCTGGCGATGCGGATAACGCTTTCTTCGCTCAGCTTTTCGGTCTTTCCGCTAAGGAAGCGGCTGATGGTGCTTTCATTCACATCAATCCGAAGTGCCAGTTCTCGCTGGGTCATCTTGCGTTCTCTCATTACATCAACGATTCTTTTCCGAACATCGGCGGGTAAATAAGTATCAGCCATTATGCTTCCTCCCCTCTGTCTGTTTTCTGTTTGATATATTTTCCGCTTTTAATGCGGGCATCTGTCGGCTTTTCAGCGTCCTCCGGGATGATCCAGCGGCTTCCTGCCCGCTGTGCGCCCGGTATGCGGTCATTGTTGCAGAGGATACCAACTCTTCGGGGAGAGATACCCCATTTCTCGGCAACTTCAAATGTAGACAGGTATTTCATTTCTGTATCATCCCTCCTGATTCATATTAACTTCAATTATATTCTATTTACGGAACAATATCAACCAACTTTGTGTGAACACTGCCGTCTCGAAACTTGCATTTTTTCAAGTTTTCGGGGCGGCTTTTTGCTTTGCTTGCGGAAGTGCCTGATTTTTCGGTTGAAAGCGTTTTTCTGCGTATATTCAGGCAGATGAAAAAATCATCGAGAAAAATCAAGGAGGTTATGCAAATGAACATTTTTGAAACAGTCAAGGCGGCGGTCACGGTTAGGCAAGCCGCCGAACACTACGGGCTGAAAATCAATCGCTCCGGGATGATTTGCTGCCCTTTCCACGATGACAGACACCCCAGCTTGAAGCTGAACGAGGATTACTTCTATTGCTTCGGCTGCGGTGCCAAGGGAGATGTGATTGACTTTGTGGCAAGGCTGCTTGACCTGTCTGCCTATGAAGCAGCGCAGAGACTGGCTGCGGATTTCGGACTGGACAGGCCGCCGTCCGTGGTGGCACAGGTAAAGAAGTACCGTCCCCGTGTGAATCAGTCGAAACAGGACGAGCTTTTCTGCATGAATGTGCTGTCCGGGTATCTTCATCTTTTGGAGGACTGGAAAGAGCGATATGCTCCCGAAGCACCGGAGGACGAGCCGGATGAGAGGTTCGTGGAAGCTTGCCACAAGCTGGAATATGTGGAGTATCTGAACGATTTGCTCCTTATGAGCGATCAGGAAGAAAGGACTGATACCGTCAAGGAACTTTTGACAGACGGAACGATTGCAAGAATGCAAACACGACTGGACGAGCAGAAAAAGGAGGTGCGCTGCCATGTCAGAGAACAGGAAATTGCTTGAGATGAATGTGCCGATGTGGTTTGACGGCAAGAGTATCAATGAAGCTCTGTTTTGTGAAGATTTTCTGAGAACCCGTCAGATTATCTTTGCAAACGGAGCTTTTTTCACACCTGATGGTCGAGTGACGGACGACCTGCCGCTTCGTGGCGAAATCTTTGAAGAATTGAAATATTGTGCCGTGAACAACATTCCCCGCAAAATCAGCAACATCATTGAGATTATGAAGCTGGCGGCTCATGTGGAGGACTTCCCGCCGGAGCAGGACAGGATTCATCTGGCAAACGGTACGCTCATGCTGGACGGCACTTTTACAGAGGGGAAGCCGGATATTGTGAGAAACAGGCTCCCGGTTTTCTATCGCCCGGATACTCCGAAACCTGTGCTGTGGCTTTCCTTTCTGAATGGTCTGCTTTACCCGGAGGACATCCCTACCTTGCAGGAATTTATCGGCTATTGCCTGATTCCCTCCAATAAAGGACAGAGGATGATGGTCATTAAGGGCAATGGCGGCGAGGGTAAATCCCAAATCGGTGCGGTGCTGGGGCAAATGCTGGGCAGTTCCATGAAGGACGGAAGCATTGGTAAAATCTCTGAGAACCGATTTGCCCGTGCCGATCTGGAGCATATCCTCCTATGCGTGGATGATGATATGCGAATGGAAGCCTTGCGCCAGACCAATTATGTGAAATCCATTGTGACAGCTCAAGGGAAAATGGATTTGGAGCGCAAGGGCAAACAGAGCTATCAGGGCTGGATGTTCGCCCGTCTGCTGGCTTTCTCCAACGGAGATTTACAGGCATTGTATGACCGAAGTGACGGTTTCTACCGCAGACAGCTTGTGCTGACCACAAAGGAAAAGCCTGCCGGAAGAATGGATGACCCTGACCTCGCCCAGAAGATGAAAGCTGAGGTGGAGGGCATTTTCCTCTGGGCGTTTGAGGGATTGCAGCGTCTGGTTGCCAACAATTTCAAATTCACGGAAAGTGAGCGCACCAAAACCAACCGAGAGTCCGTCAAGCGTGACAACAACAATATTTTCGACTTCATGGAGTCTGAGGGCTATATCCGGCTGAAAGCGGATGCTTCCATCAGCTCCAAGGAGCTGTACGAAATTTATCGGATGTGGTGTGAGGAAAATTCTCTGCCGCCCCTGAAATCCCGCAGCTTTAGTGACAGTGTGGTGGCAAATTTAAGTCGCTACAATCTGGAACACACCAACAAAATCACAAACTCTGCCGGGCGCAGGGTGTGGGGATTCATGGGAATTGAAGCCGTAGCCCGTCCGAATATAAATGGGTTTTACGACGTTTCGCCGTGTACGTACGTACCGGAGGAATGGCGGGATTGATTTTTTGGTACGTACGTACACAGCGTACGAGCGTAAATCACTCCTGTATAAAACCTTCGTGACGTACCCAAATGACAGGAAAAAGTCAGTCTTTTTTCTGTCAACGGACGGGGCGGTTTCGCAAAACAGCAGCCGTCCGTGCCGGACATTGGAAAGAGGAGCAGACAACTTTCTGATGTTCGGCAGAGGTCGCCGCAGCGACCGCATTACCCTCGGAGAGCCCCTCGGGAGAGCCCACGGCACTTTGCAGCCAGTATGGATGAAAGTGTCATAGTGGGTTATTACACTTCCGCAGAAGTGCCTCTCCAAAGCTACCTGTCTGCAAATCCCAAAGAAAGGAAGGAAAAATATGGCAAGAAATGACGGAGTTGACCGTACCTGTGCAAGAAATATGGATGTCACAGATAATGACATCGGAGATGCACAGGCACACAATGAGCGTGAAAAAGAAATATACAGTAACGAAGATATTATCCCGGAAAGAAGTTCCCTCAACGTACACTTCAAAGAACCTACCGGGAGCTACGCTGAAATGTTTGAGCAGATGAAAGCTGACAACATCATTTCCACCAGAGGTCTGAAGGCGGATGCCGTCCATTTCAACGAAATGGTCTTTGATGTGAACTCTGCGTACTTCGACAATCACGGCGGTTATGAATACGCCAGACAGTTTTATGAGGAAGCCTATAAATCCGCTGTGGAGATTGTTGGCGGTGAACAGTATATCCTCTCGGCAGTCATGCACGCTGACGAGATTAACCGGGCGATGTCCGAAGCACTTGGCAAGGACGTGTTCCATTATCATCTTCATGTGGTCTATGTCCCTGTGGTGGAGAAACAGATTTTGTGGTCGAAACGCTGCAAGGATGAAGCTCTCAGAGGAACGGTAAAGGAAACCATTATGCAGGTCAGCCGCAGTAAAAAGTGGCTGTCCAAACCTGCTGTGGACAAAGATGGAAAACCAATTCTGCAAGTCAATGGTAAGCCTGTTCTCCGAAAATCCTATTCTGTTTTACAGGATGATTTTTTTCAGCACATGAGAGCTGCCGGATATACCGATGTGGAACGTGGAGAGCGTGACAGCACCGAGGAACATCTGACTGTGACCCAGTTTAAGGTGGCAAAGGAAAAGCAGCGACTGGAAGCTGTGACGGCGGAACTGAACCAGAAAGAAGCACAGCTTGACGATACTACACAGGCTGCGGAGAAGAAAAAGCAGGAGCTTAAATCCCTGCAAGCACAGACTAAGGCGGCAACCGGAATAGCGGTGACGGTTCAGGAGCTGGAGTCGATGGGTAAGAAATCTTTTACCGGGAACATCGTCTTGACACCCGATGAATGCCGTACTCTCAAAAATTATGCTGTCAGCAGCTTTGCTGAAAAAGCGGAGAAATTAAAATACCAGCAGAAATATGAAACAGCCAAGAAAGATGCTGGGGTATGGAAAAAACGATATGAGAAACTTCTGGAACAGGCTCAGCCGTATCTGGATGCTGTCAAGCTCGCACCTGAAAGGGTACGGGCTTTTCTTAATGCCGTTTTGACCAGAGGAAAAGAGAAACAGGACATTCCGCAGGAACGTGGACGAAAAAGAAAGGAGAGCACTATTGACAGATAAATGGAATGGTTTTGCCGATTTACTTGCAAATTTAATAGAAAAATATGCGGCGGTTCTGGATATTGATAATCTTCCAGAGCCGCCGTCTTGTTTGGAGGAAGAAAACACATCTGAAGAACCCAGTGACACTATTGAATTGATGGAAAAGCAATGATATAATAGTCGTGGAATAAGTGTCCAAACTCTATGCGAGAGCTACTGTTCTCAACGCATAGAGCTACATAGAATAAAAGCGCAATACCCCGTTGCACAATTAGAAATGAGGTGTTCCGGTGAACAATTATGATGATATGAATCAAAAATCCAATATGATTATTTACACAACAGAAGATGGATTGACAAAAATTGAAACCACATTTGATGAGGATACCGTGTGGTTATCCATTGACCAGATGGCAGAGTTGTTCCAGAGAGATAAATCTACTATTTCAAGACATATAAAAAATGTATTTTCCGAAGGCGAGCTGCAGCGAGAGTCAGTTGTTGCAAATTTTGCAACAACTGCGGCAGATGGAAAAACCTATCAGGTTGACTACTATAATCTTGATGTTATCATTTCTGTCGGCTATCGTGTAAAATCCAAGCGTGGCACACAGTTCAGAATCTGGGCAACTAACATTCTCAAAGAATACATGAAAAAAGGTTTTGCTTTGGATGATGAACGATTGAAAAATCTGGGCGGCGGTGGATATTTCAAGGAACTGCTTGAAAGAATCAGAGACATCCGTGCATCGGAAAAGGTGTTTTATCGTCAGGTGCTTGAAATCTATGCCACCAGCATTGACTACGACCCGAAAGCGGAAATCTCTATCCGTTTTTTCAAAAAGGTTCAGAATAAAATTCATTATGCCATTCACGGACAGACTGCGGCAGAAGTGATTTATACAAGAGCGGATGCGGAAAAAGAGTTCATGGGACTTACCACCTTTGCCGGTAATCAGCCGACACTCAAAGAAGCGATTGTTGCGAAAAACTATCTGAATGAGAAAGAGCTTCGTGCTATGGGACAACTTGTATCCGGGTATCTGGATTTTGCGGAACGTCAGGCAGAGCGTGAACAGGCAATGACGATGCAGGACTGGGCAGAGCATCTGGATCGCATTCTTACCATGAGTGGAGAGCAGCTTTTAATTGGAAATGGAAGCATTACTCATAAGCAGGCTGTTGATAAAGCGACTGGAGAATATCGAAAATATAAGACAAGAACGCTCAGCGACGTGGAAAATGATTATTTAAATTCGATAAAGATGTTGGAACAGAAAACTGACGGCAAAAAATAACAGACGATGAAAGCTGAATTATGCCACAGGCTGTGGCACAAATGAGGATGGCGATATGAAAGAAAAAACAAAAGTATATATTTATACGAGAGTATCTACTGCCGTTCAGGTAGACGGTTACTCCTTGGATGCTCAGAAATCAAGAATGAAAGCCTATGCTGAGTTCAACGATTTTGAAATCGTCGGTGAATATGAGGATGCCGGTAAATCGGGAAAGTCCATTGAGGGCAGATTGGAATTTAACCGCATGATGGAGGATATCAAGTCCGGTAAAGATGGCGTGTCCTATGTGCTGGTGTTCAAGTTATCACGTTTTGGCAGAAATGCGGCAGATGTGCTGTCTACCTTACAGGTGATGCAAGATTTCGATGTCAATCTGATTTGTGTGGAGGATGGCATTGATTCTTCCAAAGATGCCGGTAAGCTGATGATTTCCGTGCTTTCTGCGGTTGCCGAGATTGAGCGTGAGAATATCCGTGTTCAGACGATGGAAGGCAGAATCCAGAAAGCTCGTGAGGGTAAATGGAACGGTGGTTTTGCTCCCTACGGATACAAATTGGAAAAAGGTATGCTGTATATCAACGAGGAAGAAGCCGAGGCAATCCGCATTATCTTTGACCAGTATGTGCATACCGATATAGGAGCTAACGGACTTGCGAAATACCTTGCCAATCACGGTATCAACAAAATTCAGCGGCAGAATGGAAAAAATCCTCTGTTTGATGCAGCCCTGATTCGCAGAATTTTGAAAAATCCCGTTTACTGTGGTAAAATTGCTTACGGCAGGAGAAGAACAGAAAAGGTACATGGAACTCGCAATGATTACCGACTTGTGGAGCAGGAAAATTATCTGTTAGTTGACGGTCTGCATGAAGCCATTGTATCAGAAGGACTCTGGCATGAAGCCCAAGTAAAACTTCTTGCTCAGGCGAAGAAGTATGAAAAGGTCAACAACGGTAAAGACAACAAGGTACACCTGCTGACCGGATTACTTAAATGTCCTATTTGCGGAGCCGGAATGTACGGCAACAAAAGCATCAAGCACAAGCCGGACGGCACGAAATATAAGGATTTCTTCTATTATGGCTGCAAACACCGCACTATGACCCGTGGTCATAAGTGTGAATACAAGAAGCAAATCAATGAGGAATTGCTGGACGGTGCTGTTGCAGAGGTTATTATCAAACTGGTCAGCAATCCGAAGTTTGCGGCGATGATGCAGCAAAAAATCAATATGAAGATAGATACATCCGCCATTGAACAGGAGATTGCCAATTATGAAAAACAGCTTCGTCAGAGCTATGCTACGAAGTCCCGTTTGATTGATGAGATTGATACCCTTGACCCAGATGATAAGCACTACATCAAGCGTAAAGCAGACCTTGATGATCGCCTTTATAAAATGTATGATAAGATAGAGGATACGGAGAATCTGTTGATTGAAGCCAGAGCAAAGAAAATGGCAATAGAAGCAGAAAAACTCACTGCTGACAATATCTACAAAGTGCTGATTTATTTTGAAAAGCTGTACGCTGTCATGGACGAGCAGGAGAAGCGACAGATTATGGAATCGCTGATTTCTGAAATCCATATCTATGAGGAACGACAGCCAAACGGTCAGTGGCTCAAATCCATCAAATTCAAGCTTCCGATTATTGAGGAAGATATGGAAATGAGTTTGGACAGTGACACACATGTCGAGACGGTTGTCTTGCTTTCCAAGGGTGAGGTTGACTCGAAAAAGATTCGGGTTGAGTTCTCTTTGGAAGATATGGATATGTCCGAATTTCAGGATGGGGCAACCTACACCCAGATCAAGGACTATGTGCTGGAGCATAGCGGGTTAAAGGTATCCAACCTTTATATCTCGCAGATTAAACGAAAATGTGGGATTGAGGTCGGCAAGAACTACAATCTGCCCAAATCCGAAGATTCCAGACAGCCCCAGTGTCCGCCGGAAAAAGAGAAAGCAATCCGAGAAGCTATGAAATATTTTGGGATGATTTAATATCCCATATTATGGAGGTTGCTTATGGATAGATTGATTTCTTGTGAGTTCAACATGGATAATGCTTGTGTGGAACTAAAATTTGCAAATGGCAGCATGATTGCCATTGATACCATCGCCGTGGAGAATGAGGTTGCCGATAATATGTATCAGCGGTCAGAATTGGATTATCTGATCTACAATGATCCGATTGGATATGCAGACTTGATATTGAACGGTGATCCCGAAATTTATCTAAAAACTGTAACTGAATGTAAACCCTTAGATTAAAACTCAGCCCTCTGCCTTTTCATTGGCAGAGGGCCGTTTTTTGCTTAACAGTTATTGAGCATCCCTTAATTGCTCTACAACGCTGCATTTCGCTGCGTTGTCATACATCATGCAAGGAATCAGCC